AACCGATACCGGCCCACGTTCTTTCCCCGAAGGAGAGCTTAGACCATGCCTCGTATGTATCGCGTGCCCTACACCGGGACGCTCGCCAATTCGACCGGAGACGCGGACCTGATCGCGCTGCAGCCTGCCGACGACAAGCCGATCCGGCTGGTCGGCTGGATCTTCGGTCAGTCCACCGAGACCGGAGACGCCGCAGAAGAGAATCTGCGCGTGACGCTGCGACACATGACCACTGCGGTGACGGTCACGGGCGGCACGGCCGTCACGCCGGTGGCCAATCGCCCCGGTACGGGCGACGTGGTCGCGGCGGGCTTCACCGCCACGGCCAACAGCACCACCGTGGCCACCACGTCCGGCACGTCCACGATCATGGAAGAACTCGCGTGGAACGTCCGCAACACCCCGTGGGAGCGGTGGATTCCGGAAGAACTGCGGCCCATCGCGCTGCAGACGGAAGCGATCATCGTCCGGATGGAGAGCACCCCGGCCGACGACATCACCGCGGAACTGACGTTCTTCGTCGAGGAAGGATTCTGACATGGCGCTGCAGCTGTCGACCTCTGTCCGGAACGCGCGACTCGACGCCATCGAGTCCACCATCAGCACCTCGGCCATCCTCAAGATCCGCAGCGGGTCGGCGCCGGCCGACTGCGCCACGGCGGACTCGGGCACCGTGCTCGCGACGCTGTCGCTGCCGTCGGACTGGATGGCGGCAGCCTCCAGCGGCAGCAAGGCCAAGTCCGGCACCTGGCAGGACGCTAGCGCGGACGCCACGGGCACGGCAGCCCACTTCCGTATCTACGATTCGGGTGGGACCGTCTGCCATATTCAGGGCACGGTCACGGCGACCGGCGGCGGCGGCGATCTGACGCTCGACAACACGTCGATCGCCAGCGGGCAGACCGTGACGATCACGTCGTTCTCGCTGACCGACGGCAACGCCTAGAGCCTGACCGATGGCGATTGCCTTTCTCAAGTCTCGCCGCCGACCACGGCAGACGCTGATCCGGCGCTGGGTGCTGCCGGGCGCACCGCTCACCGGCATCGTCGGCGCCGCGGCGGTGACGCTCGGCGCGATGACGGGCGCATCGGCGGGGACCGTAGATGTCTCAGGCGCAGCGTCGCCGACGCTGGGCGCGTTGACGGTATCGGCGGCAGCCACGGCCCCAGCGGCTGGCACGCTGGCGGTGACGCTCGACGCCTGCACGCTCACGGCGGCGTCGTCGGGTGCGGTTTCGGGCGATCTGTCGGTCACGCTGGCCTCATGCGCGATCACGGCGACCGGCACGGGTGTTTCGGGCGGCACGCTCGACTCTCGTCTGACCGATGTCAGCGCGTCTGCGACCGGGACGGTGCTCAACAACGGCGCGCTGTCGACGATACTGGCCACGCTCGCGATCGCGGCGACTGGGAGTCAGCCTGGCGTCACGCAGGATGCGTGGCTCGCCACGTCGGCATTCAACAAAGCCGATCGTGATCCGATCTACTTCGTGGCGGAGACCTGACCTATGCCGAACACCGGCGACCTGTGCACGAAGGACCCCGACGCTACGCAGTGGCCGAAGGGCATCGACTGGACGAACTACTGCACCGAGCGGTCCACCACGATTGCCAGTTCCACCTGGACGATCACCGGGGCCGATGCCAGCCTGACCAACGCGGCGGACTCCATCGTGACGGGCAATCTCAAGACGCAGATCAAGCTCTCGGGCGGGACGGTGGGGATCACCTACACCGTGACGAACCGGATCACCACGGCGGCGGGCGGGGTCGATGACCGCAGCCTCTACGTGCTCATCGAGCAGAGGTAGGGCATGACACGAGACCACATCATCTGGGCGTTCGGGTTCTGGGGTTCGCTGCTGGCCTTCGCGGTGACGCTCACGGACCTCATCCCGCCGCAGTATGCCGGGAAGGTGAGCGCGATCGCAGCCGTCTGCGGGTTCATCGCGGCAAAGCTCGGGAATTCGCCGCTTCCCGGCGACCGGAAGTGAATGCCGCCCCCGGCGCCAAAGCCCACGCGGCCACCGAAGCCGAAGCCCACGCCGAAGATCGACCCGTGCGTGCAGGCGATCGGCTACTGGGTGCCGGGGTATGTCGGGTGACGTGCCCCTACTGTGGCTCTGAGGATGTGGAGCGCGTCGGGCATCAGTGGGTGTGCGCGTGCTGCGCGAAGGCGTGGGCCGCGTTCACCCGCGCGGACGAGCACCTGCTCAGGCTATTCGGAATCGCGGCGAACTGACGAGGGACCGGGCCTGTTGGTAGTGGGTCAGTTTGAATAATGCTATTGAAACGAGCATTCCCGGCGAGATCCTTCCCACCGGACGAGTTTCTGCCGATAATCGCGTCCGACATGATCATTAATCCGAACGCGCTGCTGTACGGGGACAACCTCGACATCATGCCGCAGATGAAGCAACACTCCGTTGACCTCATCTATTTGGACCCCCCATTCAATTCTCAGCAGTCCTACAACATGGTGTACAGCACGCTCACTGGTCGTCCAGTGGCGGAGCAAAAGGTTGCGTTCGCTGACACATGGTCGATGACCGACGACCAAGTGCAGATGTTGGACGAAATGCCAACATTGGTGCACCGCTTCGGTATTGACCCAATCTACTCGGAGTTGTGGCGAACCTGGTTGATGGCGCTGAAGGATACCAACCCTAGGTTGCTGTCCTATCTGATTTACATGCTGCGCCGGCTCATGGAAATGAGCGTGCTGCTGAAGGACACTGGATCGATCTACGTTCACTGCGATCCGACCGCCAGTCACTACCTAAAGGTTCTGATGGACGGTCTGTTCAAGCACTCGAATTTCCGCAGTGAAATCATCTGGAAGCGCACGACGGCTCACTCCGCGTCGCGCCGCTGGAATGACGTTCACGACACGATCTTGTTCTACAGCAAGACCGACAAATATCGCTGGAACCGCGTCGTGACGCCGCACTCCGCTGAATATCTGGCTAGATTCAAGCGTTCAGACCCAGATGGTAGCAAGTGGACTGACGACAACCTGACCGGACCTGGTGTGCGGAATGGCGAGTCAGGTCAGCCCTGGCGAGGGTTCGACCCGACGGCGAAGGGTTCCCATTGGAAGGTGAGCAATAAGGCTGTCGAAGGAATCGTTGGCGAGCAGGTCGCTAAGACGATGGGGACCATCGAGAAGCTCGAAGTCCTCGACGGAGCCGGATTGATCTACTGGCCGCAAAAGGCCGGCGCTAACAGCTTCCCACGGTTCAAGAGGAAGGTTGGAGACGGCACGCCGATCCAGGACGTAGTGACTGACATCGCAGCATTGAACTCACAGGCGGAGGAACGACTTGGTTACGCCACCCAGAAGCCAATCGCCTTGCTGAAACGCATCATCGAGGCTTCGACCAACGAAGGGGAAACGGTTTTTGACCCGTTCTGCGGTTGCGGTACTTCCGTGTACGCAGCACACGAGACGGGGCGCAAATGGCTTGGGTGCGACATCGCCGTCCTGGCCGTCGACATCGTCGCCAAAACGCTCTACAGCCGCTACGGACTTCAGACTGGAGAGCACTTCGAGATTCAGGGCATCCCACTCAGCCGTGAGGGCGCGGACCGTCTGTTTGAGCACAACAAAGGTGAGTTTCAAGATTGGGCTGTCCAGCTCGCGGGAGGACATCCGCTGACCCGTAAGAGCGGAGACCGTGGCATCGATGGAATCCTGCTGTACAAGACGGAGGAAGGCGATCGGACGATGGTGCTCCAGGTGAAGGGAGGCCAGAGCATCACTACACGGGACATCAGAGACTTGCGCGGAGTCCTGGAACGGGAGAGGCGCGCGGATCTGGCCGGCTTCATCACGTTGAACAATCCGTCGAAGGGGATGAGGGGCGAGGCGATTGAAGCGGGAATGTTCACGCACGAAGGTATCTCGTACCCGCGCCTCCAAATCTTGACCATCGAAGAATTGTTGGCTGGTAAGCAATTCAAGACGCCGACTCGGCTCGGAACCCGAATCAGCAAGGGCCAACCGGCCCTCCCTCTCTAGTCGAGCAGGCCAACGATTTCTTCGATGCTCCAGACGTGCGAGGCAATGCCGGCCTGCATCGCAGGAGTGACGCGCAGCGTCTGGTGGACGCGCCCGAAGTTGTAATACATGAAGTAGAGCGCCACCATCGCCGCGTGGTTCTCCAGCTTCTTGCTGAACGCGTTCGTCAGGCGCGTGAAGCGACGCATCGACATGCGCATCGTGAGGTTCTGGCGCTCCACGTAGGACGTGGAAACGTGCTTCGGGTTCGGGTTCCCGGTGATTTCGTCGCACCGCGTGCCGAGGCACTTCGCCGGGCTGTAGCGCGTCTCCGGCTCGCCTGAGTGGGGATGTCGCGGGAAGGTCGGGGTTGTTCTCGTGGCCGAGACCCGACCGGCCCATGTGTGCGAAGAGAGGAGCCGAGTGTGATCAAAAAAGCCCGTAGCGCGTTAGGGCGCGCGTGAGGCTCAAGGGAGGGGAGTTGGTATATCTCCCCTCTTGCCCCTTCGGTTAATGACTGTACCATCGCAACTTACCGGATTGCAACATTGGACTTGATGAGGCCGCGACAATGAATGAGCACTATGCAGCCGTGCTAGCGGACCTGCGTGTTCGGAGAGCGCGGCTTGAGGAAGAAATCGAGGAAATCGACGGCGTGATTGCCGGCATGGAACGACTGGCCCAGGTTGGGGCCTCGACTGCGCCCCCATCACAGCCGATCATCTTCGAGCCTTCGCCGCCCATGATGCCAACGCGTTCAGCCAATGGCCCGCTGTTCGCTAACATCAGCATGCGGTGGAGCGTGCTTTGGCATCTCACTGAGTTCGCCAAAGGGTTCCAGAAGACGGGCGAGATTACCGCTAGTCTCCGAGAGAACGGCTACCAGACAGCCGCCGCAAATCTCGGCAACATGGTTTCAGCGGTGCTCAGCAGCATGAAGGCAAAGGGCGAGGTTGAGTCCAGCGTCGACGGAGGATACCGGATCACTGATGCTGGTCGGGCAACCTGGAACCTAATCAAGCAGGGTAACAAGTTCAAGGAGGCTATGGCTTCGACCAACGTGCAGCCGCAGCCTTCCGAGCGATAGACTTCCGCTTCGCAGGGGTCAGAGCTTCGGCTCTGGCCCTGCCTCCCTTCGCCCCTCCGAGCTTCCCTAGGGCCACCGCAGCCGGATTCTTACCTGCATCCTTGTCCGGCAACGGCTGGCCGTCTAGCGTCTCTCCGATGGCCTGTTCCACCACGCGGCGAGCGACGACCGTGAAGTCGTGCGGGGTACCCGTGCGTTTCGGTGGCGTGGTACGCTTGCTTGAGCGGCTAGGCATGACGCGATTGTGTCACGTCGCGCCGTTCGTGGGCAGGTGAGCCGATTTCAAACTGACCCACTACCTACCAGAAGCTTCGCTGGACCGGGCTCGTAGCTGGGAGCCGCAGCCTGCCCCGGATGCGGAAGTGCATCGGGTCCGGTCCCTCTTCGGAGAAATAATTCTTCGCTCCTACCGTTTTCCCGCTTGACAGCCTACCGCTACTGCGCTAAGTTTGGCGCATGGCAAAGACATTGACGGACGCGAGGACGGCCAAGCGCCTCAGTCAGACGGCGCTGGCGCTTCGCTCTGGCGTCTCCCAAACCTACATCAGCGAACTGGAAAGCGGGCTGCGCGTCAACCCGACGCTGGCTGTGGTCGCCAAGCTCGAAAAGGCGCTCCGGTGTAAGCTGCGCTTTCCTGTGTCCGACGATCAGGCGGTGGCGTGATGACAGCCGGACTCGCGCTCGTCGTGCTGCTCCTGATCGACCGCGCCGGACTCAAGGCCGAGAGCGAAGCCAAGGACAGCATCCTCGCGGCCCTTCGTGCCAGCCACGACGAAGTGCAGGACCTTGCCATGCGCGCGATGCGCGGCGACTTCGAGCGGAGGACCGACCAATGAACCTCTCCTGGTCGGTGACGGTGGAGTGGCTGAAGTTCGGCGGGCTGGTGGTGGCGGGGCTGATTGTGGCGGGCGTGCTGCTGTCGATCATCTTCGCCGCCATCAAGACCGACGAGGACGCAGGCGACATCGAGCAGTAGCGGGCGATGCGGTGGTGCCGGTCCTCGCACTGACGCGGGGCGGCGGGAAGGTCTGGAAACTCTCCCTCACCACGCATCGCCCGTGAAACGAACGAGCAGGCATATGGAACGCATCCGACTGGAACACATCGCCTTCGACGCTGGCACACAGATCCGCGAAGCCATCAGCGAACAGGTGGTGACCGACTACGCGGAGCGCATGGCCGATGGTGTGGAGTTCCCGCCGGTCGTGCTCTTCGCCGATGGCTGCTGCCGAACTGACGGATCGGTGATCTACTACCTGGCCGATGGGTTTCACCGCGTGCAGGCGTCGGTGCGCAATCAGTTCGTGGACATTCACGCCGAAGTCCGAGCGGGCACGAAGGACGACGCGCTGTGGTTCGCGCTTGGGGCCAACAGGTCAAACGGTCATCGGATGACGGAAGGCGACAAGAAGCACGCGATTGCTATCGCGTTGACGCAGTGGCCCGAGCGGATGCAGCGCGAGATAGCCGAGCAGATCGGGTGTCATCCGAGTCTTGTTTCCGTCGTGTCTACCAAGTTGAGCGGTAGTGAACCCGTATTGAGAGGCCGCGCATTGGCGACTCACAACAAGAAGCAGGTGGTTCGTGAACTGATTGCGATGGGCGGCAGTGATGCAGCGAGCATCGCGCAGACAGCGCGCGTCAGTCGGACGCTAGTGTCTGAGGTGCGCGCCGAGATGGGGCTGTCGCGCATTGACCGCAGTAAGGAGGCTGTGGCGAAGCGGCGTGATCGCATGCGCGAGATGGCCTCAGAGGGGTTCACCTCTCGTCAGATTGCCGCCGAACTCGGGCTGTCAGACGAAGGCTGCCGCAGCATTCTGCGCGAAGAAGGCATCACCGTTCCAGCCGACGCAGTCACCGGCAAGACGCTTCGCCACGACGCCACCCGCATCGTGGAACACATCGTCATGGACGCCGAGAACCTGACGGCAGACGTTCACCTCATCGACTTCTCCGCGCTCGACCGCGCGCAGATCGCCGACTGGCTCGATTCCCTCACGCAGTCACGGGCCAAGCTCGGCGCGTTCATCAAGCGACTCACACAGGAGCAGAAGCAGCATGGCGAAGCAGCCTAACCGCAAACCCTCGAAGGTCTACGACGTGCCGATCGGTAAGATGCGCGTGCCTCCAGCGCTCGTCACGCAGCGCGAGTTCCGGAAAGCGCACGGCGACCGCATCGCCGCCGACCTGGACCTGAACAAGATCGGCTTGCCGGTCCTCAACCATCGTGACGGCATGTTCTGGGTGCTGGACGGCCAGCATCGTCTCTACGCGCTGAAGCAGTTCGGATTCGGCGACAAGGACGCGCTGACCTGCGAAGTCTACGAAGACCTGACCGATTCGGAGATGGCCGAGATCTTCCTTGGCCGTGACGCGCGGCGCGCCATCAGTGCCTACGACAAGTTCCACGTTGCTTGCACGGCCGGACGCCAGCGTGAGAACGACATTCGCCGCGTGGTGGAGGCCAACGGCCTCAAGGTAGGTCGGACGAAGGAAGAGAACACCATCGGCGCAATCGGCGCGCTCGGTAAGGTCTACGACCGCTGCGGTGATGTGGTGGTGGGGCAGGTGGTGCGGGCTATCAAGCAGGCGTTCGCTGGTGACCCATCTGCGTTCGCGCCGGAACTCATTGAAGGCGTCGGCCTAGTGTTCAACCGCTACAACGGCAAGACCAACGAAAAGGAACTGGCTGCGCGACTGGCGGCGACTCCGCATGGCGTGCGCGGCCTGTTGCGGCGCGTCGAGTCGCAGCGCGAACGCACCGGCAATCAGAAGTCGCAGTGCGTGGCAGCCACCGTCGTGGACATCTACAACAAGCCGTTGGGGCCACGGTCAAGCGAGCGCCTGCCGGACTGGTGGAAGAGCGCGCAGTAGAAGACGAACGCGGGCCGGTTGTCCCTCAACAGCCGACCCGCCTGACATCGCCAGTGACAGGAGCACCGGACATGCCTGAGACAAGAGTAACAGAACCAACCGACTTTGTGAGCCACACCGAACTGATCGCCGGGCTGAAGCGGCTGACCGACGCCACGACGCAGGCGCTCATGCTGGGCCGGGATACGCAGCACATCGCGTTCGCCCTGGCTGACTCACGGCGGCTGATTCGGCGCGCGGAGTCGATGATGCGCCGGTTGGAACAGCCTGCCGTGGACCCCGATGCGGCGTTCGATGCCCTGCTGAAAGAGATCGGGGTGCGCCAGTGAAAGCCCTTCTCGAAGCGCATCCGCTCGCCTCGCTGCTGGTCATGGTCGGCACGATTGCCGTGTGCCTGCTGGCCCTGCTCTGGGCAGACACCCGCGACGACGCCCGACACGAGATGGACGACGCCCCGAAGGGAGGCCGCTAGTGGAGGACATCATCGGGACCATCCTCGAGCACCGCGGCGTGGTCGGCGTGGCCATCGTCGCTGTCGCGCTCTACTTGGCCAACCGGCTGGACATGCTGCCGACGTGGAAGCTGACGCGCGTGCGGATCGAATGGGCCGATGTGCAGGCTGAGCGCGAGAAGGAACATGCCAAGCGCGCTGAAGACCTGAAGCAGGCGGCGAAGTGGGCAGAGATCAAGGAAGCGCAAGAGCAGCGTCTATTCACCGTCATCAAGGGCCGCTCGGGCGGCAATGAGGCCGCTTAGATGGTGACCAAACACTATCTGCCCGCCTTCGTGCGGCGTGACGCTGAGGGCCGCGAACAGGCCGTGTGCGGCACATTCATCACCGCAGCGGAACGGCTGGCGCCGGGCGACTCCACCGAATGTTGGGGCTGCCGTCTCTGGCTGCACGAGGTCGACCATCCGCACACCACGCCGACCGAACGCGCCAGTGTGCTTGCGCGGATCACCGAACAGACACCCTACGGCGAGCCAATGACGGACCGGGACGACCACGCCCCGCGCAGCCGCATGACCCGCTACGAACGACTGGAAGCACTGGCGGATTCCGGGTGCGACGCCTGGTCCGAAGCGAGAGGCGAACGATGAGCACGGCAATCGAGAAGGTGAGCGCACTGCCCGAGCCGGTGCAGCGGCGCGGCGTCAACGAAGCGCAGTGGCGCACGCTGTGCAGCTCGCTCTATCCCGGCGCGAAGCCGCAGTCGGTCCTGATGGTGATCGACTACTGCGCAGCTCGGAAGCTGGACCCGCTGAAGAAGCCCTGCCACATCGTCCCGATGGAAGTGAAGGTCGGGAACGTCTACGAGTGGCGCGATGTGGTCATGCCTGGGATCTACGAACTGCGGACGACCGCGCAGCGGACCGGGGAATACCTGGGCCACGCCAAAGCCGAGTACGGCCCGCTGGTGCAGACGGCCGGTGTCTCCGCGCCTGAGTGGTGCGAGTTCACCGTCTACCGGTGGAACCCGCTGGCTGGCATGCGTGCGGAGTTTCCCGTGCGGCTCCTCTTCGCGGAGGTCGTGGCGACGAAGCGCGACGGCAACGCGAACAGCCGATGGGCCAAGGCGCCAACCCAGATGCTAACGAAGTGCGCCGAAGCGGCGGCACTGCGCGAAGCCTTCCCTGATGAACTCGGCGGCCAGCAGACGGTCGAAGAGATGGAGGGCCAGTCATCCACGGTCGCAGAGACGGTGCCTGCGGCGGCGAAGGGGCTGATCAAGCCGGACACCTTCGATGGCTGCATGGAGAAGCTCAAGGCGGCAGCGGAGCAGGGCGAAGAGGCACTCGGCATCGAGTGGCAGGACACCCCGGAGGACGTGCGCGCCTACCTGACAGCGACGGACCCGGCTATCTGGGAAGGGCTGCGGGCGACGGCCGCGCAGATGGTGCTCTGATGCTGCGCCACTTCACCGCGCACACCGTTGAGCAGCGTTCGGACGAATGGCGGGCGCTCCGGGCTGGACGTGTCACCGGATCGGCCGCTGATGCGCTCCTGGCTGAACGCAAGCGAGGAGCCGGGGAACTGGCCGTGCGCAGGAACCTTCGGAATCAGTTGGTGGTGGAGCGCCTCACTGGTATCCCAGTGGAGGACTCTGCCAAGGGCGCAGCCGTCCAGCGCGGCATCGACTCGGAGGCGTCTGCCTTTCGTGCCTACGAAGCCCGCACGGGCCAGATGGTGAAGCGCAGCGGCTTCCTCGCCCACAACACGCTAGCGGCCGGCGCATCGCTCGACGGCTACGTGGGCGACTTCGCGGGCATCCTCGAAGCCAAGTGTCCGAACTCGGCCACGCATCTGGCCTACCTGATGGGCGGCACGGTGCCGGACGACTACCGCGGCCAGATTTTCCACAACCTCTACATCTCCGGGGCCGCCTGGTGCGACTTCGTGAGTTACGACGACCGCTTCATCGACCCGGCGCTGCGCCTGTTCGTGGTGCGCGTCGAGCGCGACGACACGCAGATGAAGGCGTACGAACTGATGCTGCGGACCTTCCTGACGGAAGTGGACGCAGAGGTCGAACGAGTGCAGCAGTCGCTCACAGGAGCGGCGGCGTGAGCACGGCGCAGTGGGTGAGGAACTGCCGCGACAGAAGGCGGCAGCGTCGGGCCGAGGGGCTGTGTGCGGACTGCGGGCGGTTGTCGGGCGATGCCTATCACTGCCGGGCCTGCAAGCTCAGGACGGCCGCGCAGGCGCAGCGCGAGCGCGACAGAAAGCGGGCGGCGTGATGTTGGAACAGTTCGAGGCGTTGGGCTTCATCAACGAGCGCGGCGGGTTGGAGATGAACGACCGCGACGGGATGCTGCAGGCGCTGCGCGGGTTCAAGCGGGGCGCGAACGTCCTGGTGACGGTGAAAATTCATCGGGAAAGCCGGAGCAGCGCCCAGAACCGCTACTGGCATGGCGTGGTTGTGCCGCTGTTCGCAGAGCACTGCGGCTACGAGTTCGAGGAAGCGAAGGACGCGCTGGCGCTGGAGTTGATCCCGGTAGAGATCGTCGACATGACGACCGGCGAAGTGTGCAAGGTGCCGGGGCACACGTCGGCCCTGAACACGAAGCAGTTCAACGAAATGATCGAGCGGTCGCAGCAGTTGGGCGCACGCATGGGGATCTACGTCCCCGACCCCGGCGAGGACGTGACCGGCCCGAAAAGGCGGACAGCGTGAGCCGGTCAACTGTCTACACCGTGCCCTGCGCGGACTGCCGGCGGCCGGTGCAGATGACGAAGTATGAACTCGACGACCACGGTCACCCCTACTGCGGAGAGTGCCTGAGGCGAGCCGAGGACGTAGCAGCCCGCAATCAGCGCGGGGCGGGTCCGAATCCTTACGTCCGGTAGCCAATCCGAGACGCAGGCGAGCGAGACCCGCAACACCTAGGTCGGGGCGCGGCGAATGCCACCAGAAGCGAGAGACAAGATGGGCATTGAACAACTCGAAGAAGTGCACAGGGAGTTCCTGGTCAGGCTCGGCCATCTCGGCGCGGTCGTCATTGCTGGCGGCGCGGTTCGTGATGCGGTGATGGGACGGACTCCGAAGGACTACGACGTGTTCATTCTCGGGTGTCCGTTCAACGCGGAAAGTCGTGACGCAGTGACCGAGCGATTGAACACGTTGCCCAGTCTCGATCAGCTGGAGTTCCACAAGTCCGAGCCGTTCTTGACTGGCACGGTCAGCTTCCACGTTGCAGGCGAGGACGTGGTCGTGCAGGTGATGACGACAGACGCGGCGACTGTCCCGGCGCTGCTCGATCGCTTCGACTGGAATGTCTCTCGATTCGCGTTTGACGGGGCTGTTCATGCGCTGACGGCGATCAACGAGATCGGAACAGGCCAGCCGCTGAGACTTCACAAGGTGACGTATCCACTTTCCACGCTTCGGAGAGGGTTTCGGTTCTCGGAGCGGTTCGGGATGGAGTTCCAGCGTGCGGACGTGCTGCGTCTGTGTCGTCTGATCGTGGCGGATGAGAACGACGAGGCAGTCAGCTAATGGGCCTCGATCTGAGCAGCCTGAACCTCTCCACGCTGGCCGAAGTGAACGCGGAGAAGCGGGCCACGCCGAAGCACGAGATGAAGCCTGCGGCGGTCACGAAAGCCGAGAAGCGGCAGAGCAAGGAAGACAAGGCCGAGGCGTTCCGCAACGACGTCTGGCTGCGGGACAAGAGCCGCTGTCGGGCCACCGGCGTGAAGCTTCAGCGGGCCAAGCGCCTCGGGGCGACGAGCGAAGCGGACCTGAAGAAGCTGGGCGACGTGGACCACGCCTACCCGCGCTCGACGCATCCGGACCGGATCTACGACGTGAGCAACGGACTGCTGTTGCAGTCCTGGCTGAACCTCCAGCGCAAGGTCAGTTGCACCGAAGCGCCGGAGTTCAAGGTGTTCGACTACGAGGGGCCGGACGACCGGAGCCAGCCGCAACGCTTCATCTGGCGGCACCGGAAGACCGGCGTGATCGTGAAAGAGAGGCTTGGATGAATCTCACAGTGTGGCTCGATCCCAACGTGGCGCAAGCGGGGATCTGGGCAGTGGTGATCCTCGTGGCGACGGGTGCCTGTGTCTATCTGCGGCGGGAACTGTTTCCTCGGCGGGTGCAGGAATGAGCGTTCCGACCTACGACGAGAACCGCATCAACGCGGTATCGCCGACTTGCGCGAAGTGCCACAAGCAGTATCACGTTCCCCTGCGGAACGGCACGCGCCCGCCTGAGCCGTATACCTGCATCCAGTGCCGACGCTTGGCGGTTGACAGTGACGCAGCGAGTCGATAGACTTCGCGCGGTCGATTATCAGCGGGCTAGGACGCGCATCCGAACGGTCGTCAACCCAACGACCTGCCCGCTGATTCCATTCATGGGTGCTCACCTGGGGAGGTGACGCAATGAGCTACGCAGACTTCCTCGCCCGTAAGGCGCTTACGGTCGCTCCGGTTGGATTTGAGCCGACCGACTACACCGCCAATCTGTTCCAGTTTCAGCGCGACATTGTGGCGCTCGCGTGCAAGCTTGGCCGCTTCTGCGTTTGGGCCGACTGCGGCATGGGTAAGACGCCGATGCAGTTGGAATGGGCCTCGCAGGTGTGCCGGCAGACCGGGGGCCGCGTGCTCGTGCTTGCGCCGCTGGCGGTATCGCATCAGACCGTCCGCGAGGCGGCGAAGTTCGGCATCGAAGGCGTCGCGTTCGCTTCGCATCCTTCAGACACCGACGCGCGCATCGTCGTCACGAACTACCAGAAGCTGTCGCACTTCTCGCCGGCCGACTTCGTGGGCATCGTGCTTGATGAATCCAGCATCCTGAAGGCGATGGACGGCAAGACGCGCAGTGCGATTCTGGACGCGTTCCGGCACACGCCGTATCGGCTGGCCTGCTCGGCTACGCCTGCGCCAAACGACTACATGGAACTGGGCAACCATGCCGAGTTCGTGGGCGTGATGACGCGCGAAGAGATGCTGTCCATGTTCTTCGTTCACGATGGCGGCGATACGTCGCAGTGGCGGCTGAAGGGACACGCGAAGTCGAAGTTCTGGGAATGGGTCTGCACTTGGGCCGTGACCATCCGAAAGCCGTCCGACCTAGGCTACGACGACGCGACGTTCCAGTTGCCGCCGCTCGACATGGTCGATCACGTCGTGCATACCCCATTGGAAGCGATTACCGACGAGCATGGGCAGCACGGCTTGTTCCCGACGCAGGCGCTCACGCTCGGCGACCAGCGAGCCGTGCAGCGGTCATCGCTCGAGCTGCGCGTGGCTGAAGCGGTGGCGCTGGCAAATCAGCCTGGCCAGTGGATCGTCTGGTGTCACCTGAACGACGAATCAGCCGCGCTGACGGCTGGCATCGATGGCGCGGTCGAAGTGACCGGCAGCGATAGCGACGACCACAAAACGCGGGCCATGCTCGACTTTCAGGAGGGACGCACGCGCGTGCTCGTGAGCAAGTCCAGCATCTGCGGGTTCGGGATGAACTTCCAGAACTGCCATCAGGTCGTGTTCGTCGGCCTGTCTCATAGCTATGAGTCGTTTTATCAGGCGATTCGGCGGTGCTGGCGTTTCGGCCAGAATCAGCCGGTGCAGGCGCACGTCGTTTACGACTGGGCCGAGGGCGCGGTCGTGGAAAACCTGAGGCGCAAGGAACTTGAATCGACGGACATGGCCGTCCGAATGGTGGAGATCATGAAGGCACAGACGATGGAGCAGTTGAAGCAGGTTCAGCGACAGGTGGCCGCTTACGTCGAGACGGAGACGGCCGGCGACGGCTGGCTGGCCTATCAGGGCGACTGCGTCGAGGGCGTGCGTCGGCTGGACGACAACAGCATCCACTACTCGATCTTCTCGCCGCCGTTCGCGTCCCTCTACACCTACAGCAACAGCGACCGGGACATGGGCAACTGCAAGACGGACGACGAGTTCGACACGCACTTTCGGTTCCTGATCAAGGAACTGCACCGCGTGATCATGCCGGGGCGGCTGGTGTCGTTCCACTGCATGAACCTGCCCAGGTCGAAGCAGCGTGACGGCGTCATCGGCATTCGGGACTTCCGAGGGGACCTGATCCGGGCGTTCGAGGCGGAAGGTTTCATCTTTCACTCAGAGGTCTGCATCTGGAAAGACCCCGTGACAGCCATGCAGCGCACGAAGGCCATTGGCCTACTGCACAAGCAGCTCGTGAAGGACTCGGCGCTGTCACGGCAGGGCATCCCTGACTACCTCGTGACCATGCGGAAGCGTGGCGAGAACTCCGAAGCTGTCGCCGGCAAGCTGGCAGACTTCGCGGGCGAGCATGGTCCGACCATGACGACCGACGACACGCGCAATAGCATCAACATCTGGCAGCGGTATGCCTCGCCGGTCTGGATGGACATCAACCCGTCCGACACGCTCCAGTTCAGGTCGGCACGCGACAACGACGATGAGCGCCACATCTGCCCATTGCAGCTCGACGTTATCCGGCGCGGGATTCAGCTCTGGACGAATCCCGGCGATCTGGTGCTGTCGCCGTTCATGGGCATCGGGTCGGAAGGCTACGTCTCGCTGGAACTCGACCGTCGCTTCGTGGGCTTCGAGCTGAAGCCGAGCTACTACGATGTGGCGGTCAAGAATCTGGCGGCTGCGCTCAAGCAGCGCGACCAGATGACGATGTTCGCCGAGGCTGAAGCGTAAGCCATGCAGGCGCAACTCTTCGGCCTGCTGGACATCGCACAGGACGCGCAGACACGCACGGCCAGCAGCGTGGAACTCGAGAAGCGCCGGCTACTGAAGGCGCTGGACGCGAAGACGGCGCGACTGTCGGCCGACTTCCGTGATCGGGCGTCGGCGTTCATCCTGGCGCATCTGGCGGCGAACGGGGCCACGTCTGGCGAGGCGCTGACCGATGCCTGCAAGGTGGCTGGCATTCGCCCTCCACAGGGCATGGACGACCGCGCCTTCGGGCCGGTGTATCAGCGACTCGCACAGGCCAATCAGATCAAGGTCTGCGGGTCGACGACCAGACGGCGCGGCCACGGCACGAGCGGCGGGCGCGTGTGGGAGCGGGTGGCGTAATGTCGTGGGTCCGTATCCACGACGGGGCGATGAGCCATCCGAAGGTGCTGGCACTGTCAGACCGCGCCTTCCGCGTGTGGGTCAACGGGCTGTCCTACTGCCAGATGCACCTCACGGACGGATTCATTCCGAAGGCGGCTTCGGGCATCGTCGGGACAACGGTCAAGAGCGTGTCTGAACTGTGTTCAGTTTCACTTTGGAAGGCCAGTGGCGACGGGTGGCAGGTTCACGATTACCTGCACTGGAACGACAGCAGGGAAGTGATACGCGGTAAACGAGATAGCGCCGCAGAACGCAAGGCGAAGTGGCAGGAAAGAACGCGTTCGGAACGCGTTCCGGAACGCGTCGGTCACACCCAGCGTGGAACGACACCCACTCCACTCCACGCCACAAGTGCTAAGAACCCCCCAACCCCCCACGCTGACGCGCGGGGGGCGCGCATCACCCGGGCGGAACGAAAGAGGGCCGAGGAGGTGCGTCGGATTCGCTTTGGCTGTCAGCATGAACCGAAGTGCGCGAACTCCGAAGCCTGCATCGTGGCGACGGTTGTCGAGCTTAGGGCGAAGGCGGCGACGGCATGAAGGCCTGGTATCGCCTCCGCACAGCGGATGTCTGCGGCCGGTGCGGTGAGTCGATGCGCGTCGGTGACGTGGCTTTCGAGATCGGCGGGGCAGCCGGTTGGAAGGTCCGCCGCTGTCACCGCTGCGCGAGTCAGCAGGGAGAGTCGTTGCCGGCGCACGTAGTGGAGCAGCCGACCGTAGCGCATCAGGTGCGGACCAACTTCAGCGAGCGGATCGACTCCATGCGAGCGCTCGCACGGGACTTCAAGCATTCACAGGCAGGGGAGCGATGACGACGACGAGAGAGACGCGGGTGCTGTCGGTGCTGTCGGCGGATCAACCGATGCGTCAGGTGGACGTGATCGCCGCGGCCCGGATGGACGGCTCGACCTGTGCGGCTACCCTGATGCTGCTGGAGAGGCTCAAGCTGGTGACCTGCGAGATGAGCCGCACGGGCAAACAGGGACGTCCGGCTTACCTCTACCGCCGGGTGCAGGCGTGAGTCGCCAAGCCTACCGTCGCCGCTGGCTACGGGCCAAGCGTGAACGCTGGCGCCAGCACGGGTGCTGTGTGAACTGCGGACTGCCGACGCCGAACAACCCCAAGACCGGCGCCCCTTACGCACGGTGCTTCGAGCATCGGCTGGTGGCCACGACACAGCAGAAGGCCTACTACAGTCGCCAGAAGTCGCAGGAGGCAGCAGTATGAACCCGACGATGCAGGAAGCCCGCAGCCGTCAGACGGCGATGGAGGCCGAGCGCCATTGGTGGGTATCTCGACTGCGCCAGCGCATCGAGGAACTGAAGCCGATGGCAGGGACCATGACGAACATCGGCCACTGGACGCAGATTGAGGTGGAGAGCCTTGAGGCGCTGATTCAGGAGCGGACGCGATGAGCCAGCACGACGCCAACAGCAACACGGCCCTCTTCAGCCGTGGCCATCTCGAGAAGGCTCCACGCGGCACCTCCTGGTGGACGGCTCCCAAGTCACGGGCGCAGTTCATGGCGGAGGCAGAGGCCAAAGCCGCCGAGATGAGCAAGTCGCCCGAAGCGAAGCACGCCTCCCGCATGATCATCGGGCATCTGCGATGACCTTTCGCAAAGGCGCAGCCGGGAAGCGTCGAGACGCCAACGAGCCGGAGATTGTGAAGGCGCTGGAGGGGCTTGGCTGCAAAGTCAGGTACGTGAGCGGGCGCGGCCTTCCGGACCTCATCGTCTCGGTCCCCGGACCATCGCGGCGGATCGTGCTGTTAAAGGTCAAGACGGCCACCGGGAAGGCGACAGACGCACAGCAGGACATCGACTGGCCCGTGGTCCGCACGAAGCACGAAGCGATACAGGCCGTGTTCGGCTGATGGAGCAGTGGGCGCAAATAGTTGTTGACAACCAAACCGATTGGGTTTAATCTCACTCAAGAGGTGATGGACATGGAACGCAACTGCGCATACGGCGGGTCGAAGTGCAACGGCGAGCGGGCGTATCAGGTGACGGAGAAGTGGGGCACTGCGCCGCGCGTCGTCCACTGCTGCGCGAAGCACTATCCCGGCAACAAGACGACCGCAGCTCCGGTCACGCGCGTCGAAACGGCGACCTACATCATCGAGCCGATCGCCCGTGGCTAAGAACCGAGCTGCCGTGGCACTCGGCCGGCGCGGCGGCAAGGTGAAGTCAGAAGCCAAAGCCGCAGCGGCACGCGAGAACGGGAAGCGTGGCGGACGTCCGCGTAAGGTGACGCCGTGAAGTATCTGAGCGTCTGCAGCGGTATCGAAGCGGCGACTGTGGCGTGGCACCCTCTCGACTGGGAGCCGGTCGCGTTCTCGGAGATCGACCCGTTCCCGTCAGCCGTGATTGCCCATCACTACCCGACCGTCCCGAACCGGGGCGACATGACCAAGTTTCAGGAGTGGCCGGATGCAACTGTCGATCTTCTCGTCGGAGGAACTCCCTGCCAGTCCTTTTCCGTCGCGGGACTCCGCGCGGGACTGGATGATCCGCGTGGTTCGCTCTTGCTCACATACCTTGCCATTGCTCGCCGCTATCGGCCCCGATGGGTGGTCTGGGAGAACGTCCCCGGCGTCCTGTCAGCTGACGACGGACGGGCGTTTGGCTCCCTGCTCGGGGGGCTGGGCGAACTCGGGTATGGGTTCGCCTACCGCGTTCTTGACGCTCAGTATTTCGGACTGGCCCAGCGACGGAAGCGCGTGTTCGTTGTCGGCCATCTTGGAGACTGGCGACGTGCCGCGGCGGTTCTATTTGAGCGGGAAAGCCTGTCGGGGCATCCTGCGCCGCGCCGAGAAGCGGGGCAAGTCGCTCCCGCCGTCCCTAGCCTGCGCTCTGCGGGCGGTGGCCTTGGAACCGACTTCGACTGTGACGGCGGGCTGATCGCCGGCACCGTCAGCAGCAAGTGGGCCAAGGGCACCGGAGGGCCAGCTGGCGACGAATGCTACAACCTGACGCTGGCGCACGCGCTGCGCGCCGAGGGCTTCGACGCCAGCGAGGACGGCACAGGCCGAGGGACACCGCTCGTGCCGTGCGCGTTCGACGCGAGGCAGTCCGATGTCATCACCTACGGGGACCAGTCAGGGCCGCTCGATACGCACGGGCACAGTATCGCGATCGCGTTCTCAGCGAAGGACCACGGCGCCGACGCGGGCGACATCGCGCCGACGCTTCGAGCCGGCGGGCACGTCGGGAGCCATGCGAATGGGGGCGTCATGCCGGCGGTGGCGCAGCACATGTCGGTTCGTCGGTTGACGCCTCGAGAGTGTGAACGCCTGCAAGGCTTTCCAATTAGTCGAGATCATGCGACAATAGAGCTGTGCTTAGACCAGCAACGCGGCGTTGTGACTGTGGCGCTGTCATGTCGCAGGTCGCTGAACGCTGCCTCGCCTGTCGCCGCCGACGAGTCACCGCTTCCTGCCAGCACTGCTCGGCCACTTTCAGCTACGCCCCAAGCAGGCCAAGAGCCGCATGTTCTCGCGCATGTGCATATGCGCTCAGGGGCCGAACTTCAGGAGCTACGCAGTCACGGAAGGTCGATTTGGTCTGCCAGCGATGCGGGCGCATCCGCCGCGTCTCTCCGGCCTACCGCGAGAGAAAGCATTGCAGCCGTCGTTGTGCAGCACTTGCCCGTTGTGGTGTCGGCAGCCATCGCTGGAAAGGCGGCATCACCAGTGAGCATCAAGCTTTCTATTCGAGCGGCGAGTGGAGATCGGCCTGCTTCGACGTGTGGCGCAGAGACCGCGGTATCTGTCAGCGGTGCGGGGAGCGATGCCTGGCCGGGGAAGTTCACCACGTCCGATCTTGGGCGACTTACCCCGCTGGACGACTCGACCGAGGCAACCTCACTTTGCTCTGTGTTGGCTGCCATAAGTGGGTGCATTCCAAGCGAAACGCTCGGCGCGACTTTCTCGGTTGAGATCGTCGCTGACATCCCCTACACGCTGATCCCCTACCGGGGCAAGCCCGCCGCCGACGGGCCGCGATACAAGGCGCTCGGTAACTCGATGGCTGTCCCTGTGATGGCCTGGATCGGGCGTCGCATCCAGATGGTGGACGAGCTCGCGTAGTGGAGCAGTGGGAGATCGATTTGGCGCGGATCATCTGGGAGCGGCGGAACCTGCCCCAGACCTGCGCGGTGGACGTGGTAGAGGCGGTCAAGGCGCTACGGGCGCAATGGCTACATGAATGGCGCGAGGAAATGCGCGGGCGACATCTGCGCGAGGTGAAGTGATGGAGTTTGTAGAGTTTCCGAAGATGGGCCGACTGACGCGGGAATGCGTCATCACCGAGAAGATCGACGGCACGAACGCGCAGGTCTACATCGTCGCGGCGTCAGAGTGCGGAGAGGTGCTGATGCAGCAGCCCGTTGCGGTTGATCTGGTGCGCGGCTGGTTCATGTTCGCCGGATCGCGAAACCGCTACATCACGCCGGATGCCGATAACTTCGGCTTTGCAGCGTGGGTCAAGGCTAACCATGAGGCGCTGTGGGAACTCGGCCTCGGCCGTCATTACGGCGAATGGTGGGGCGCGGGTATCCAGCGGCGCTACGGGCTGGCTGAGAAGCGGTTCAGCCTGTTCAACGTCGCGCGGTGGCACGAAGTCGGCGCGGCTCCCTACGTGACCGAGAGCGCCGACCCGCGTGTCGCCGTGAAGGTATCGACGGAGGCTCCGGCGTGCTGCCACGTCGTGCCGGTGCTGTTCCGTGGGCTGTTCGGCGAAGGCGCAGCAAACGGGATGATCGCGAAGCTGGCGCACGAAGGTTCGGTCGCGGCTCCCGGCTTCATGGACCCCGAGGGCATCGTCGTCTACCACACGGCGGTCGGGACCATGTTCAAAAAGACCATCAAGAATGACGACCAGCCGAAAGGGCGTGCAGCGTGAGCGCGCTTCTCGTGGCGGCGCTCCTGCTGCTGCTTCCCGGCGCAGCGGTGGCCCAGGTGACACAAACGCCCCCGCCTGTGGCCTATGAGGACGTGCTGCGTCTCGTGGCGCGTGACGCCTTCTCTGCGCTCCAGACCGAACTCGGCACGGGACGGTTCACGTTGGACCAGACCGCCACGAAGGTCGGCACGGGCGGCATGACCAAGCTGGAGTCTGTCGTGCTCAGCGTGTCAGGGGCGACCCCGGCTGAGTGGGACGTGGCGCTCCGGGCGCAGCTTGCGGCGAAGGTCAAGGCGCTGGCGGCGAAGGTCGGCACGGCCAAGCTGATGGGCGTGGCGCCCATCCCGACCACGGACGGCACGGCGATTATCGACGCACAGCGAGGGATCGCGCTGAGTGTCAAGTCGAGCCTGAAGGCGGGCATCACGGGGAAGCGGTCGGTGACGTTGGCTGTGCTGGTGGGGAGGTAGGAGGAGAGATGCAGGACAGAGAGACAGCCCTGAGGGAACCGTGCCCGCACTGTGGGCGCACGGACTACCGTTGGACCAA